TAGTCTTCAAAAGGAACTGTTTTTCCACGGCCGTATCCGATCACTTTCCCATCATCATCCATGATGTCAAAACCACTGTCCTGGTATGCTTTCTTCTGACTCTCATCAATGATATATTCCTTATTTCCTTTAATAGCTCTCATGCCTTATCCTTTCTCATTCTGTCACTCCGATGCGTTCACATTCATTGCACATCCTTCTACCTTCTTCTCCAGGAGGAACAGATCCCCGTAGCAGCGGTTCTGGTACAGGTATCCGTCCGCCGTTCTGGAGTCCGTCCCTGGTGTAAACAGCTTGATATAGCTGTATTTATCCCGGCACACCACGCAGGAGGTATGGATCAGGATCCAGTTGATCTGCTTTGCGTCCTCTGCCGCTACGCATCCATCGGTAAAATTGTACTTTGTCTTCATCCTGGCAGATGGCACCATCTTGATCGCCACATCATCCAGGCTGTGTACTTTCCGATTGATCGTAGATGGAGTGTTTACGGAAATGACCCGCTGAAGGCCTTCTGCCTCTTTTACGATCTTACGCATGGAGGGCGTCACATAAAGGATTCTGCCTTCCTCTGGTACGCCAGCCTCGTCCATGTACGCCATTTCTGTATCAAATGCTTCCAGGAAATTGGCCGCTGTGACCACAGTGGAATCAATCCTTCCGGAATATGTAGTCAACTCTGTATGGAGCTTGCTGAAACGGTAGGAATCCTTCTCTGGGATTGCCTGTTCTGTTTCAAAGACATTCTGAATATTGGCTACAGACAAGGTAAGGTTCGTCTCGTCAATATCCATCGGATCAATCCAAAATTCCACGTCACGGTCATGCTCCAGCTTCTTAGCCTCCCAGTCATTCCCCAGAGTGCCTGCATTAAAGCCGGGTGTCCTGGTATGATCCTTATAGCCAGATACCGTCATTCTGGGGAGTTTGATGGTCTGAGCATTGATAAATTTCACCTGCTGATTGCTCTGCGCCAGCGCGTCAGAACAAAGCTCTTTCGCGTACTTCTGCTGAAGAAGCTGCGTAAACGTTGTTGCATAATCATATACTGCCATATGTTAGGTCCTCTCTTTCTTTAGGTAAGTCCAAATGCCGCTTTTAAGGCATCATCAGACGCCCCGGTCTGCTGCTGTCCGCTGGCTGCACCCACTTGGACAAATCCGGTGGAGCCTGCCGCCTGGGGCTTTAATGCCGGTACATCCTCCAGCACCTTATTAAGCGCCTGTTTCATTGCTTCATCATTGATTTTCCCGTCCTGGCCCATTACCTGGCTGATATCTGCCATCTTAAGAACATAGGGAATTGTCTTGGCATCAATGCCAAGGGATACCGCCGCTATGGTTGCAGCACTCTGGAGCTGGGCGGCCTGCGCGGCAGCCTGGGCCTGGGTGAGCTGATTCTGTATAGCGTTCACATCCGGTTGGCTGGCGGCTTTCTTCTGCTTGAAGGCGGCGATTGCCTGCTCCATTTCTTCTTTTGATAACCCCTGCTGCTTAAAATACCCTTTAAGGACACTGTCCTCCGTTGCCGCCTGTTTTCCCTCCAGGATCTGGGCGATCCGGTCATAGTCGATTGCTGGAGCCTGGCCTCCCTGCTGGGTTGTCTGCTGCGATGGCTGTCCGGTACCGGCGTTTCCTGTCCCTGCTCCTTCGCCGCCTCCGGTGCCTCCATCTGGTGCATAACATGGCATAAATCTTTTAAAACTCATTTTTTGTCTCCTTTCACAGTTTTAAGGGTGTCTCCCATTCCTACAGTTTTTCATGTGCTGTCTGCACTGACAGTTGGTAACAGTGTGTCTCACCGTAGTTTTGTGCCTTCGGGCATAAAAATAACACCCAGGCCCCGCCTGCGTGCTTATGACTAATTCTATGACTTGCTATGACTTATTCGATTTTTCCACACCTCACGCACCGCCGCACATCCCCGCCAGCCTCCCGGCTCCAATGCTTACGGTACCTGTGCCTGCATCTGCGCTGTCTCCACCATGTAATCAGTCCCATGAGCTCACCTCCCATCACTCAACCAGTTTCCAGCCTGCCGGGTACGCATCCGGCCCCCATACACAGCCGTCCATCTGACAGATATACCGCTTGCCGTCCGTGTAAGTCATCTTATCGCCTGTGCTATAAGCGTCATGTGCCCCGGTGGGCTGTACCCATGCGGGGTACTCCTCCGTCTCCGGCGGGGTGACGCTGCCGCCTTCCAGCTTGGCGATCCGGCCCGTCAGGCTGAGGATTGTCTTTCCCATCTCAGTCATGTTCGTGTACAGGGTGTCGATCTGTTTCTGCAATGGGGCATAACTGTTTTCCGGGTCGGCGCGGGTACGGGCCAGATCAACCAGCTCCGTGCGCTCCTCATCCGTGAGGGCGCCTTGGAGCCAGATGGTATCGATCTTTTTCAGAATATCCATCAGTTCATAGCTGCCCGACTGGATTACGTTTCTTATAATCTCATGCATTATGTACCTCCTACTGCATCTAAGATGGTCTTATTAAGGGCTGCAAATTTGTTGTCGATATAGGTCTTGGTATCAGCGGTATAGGTTGTCTCCATATGGCACCCCGCGTCATTGCTCACAACCGTAGTCGGGCTGTACGTCCGAAGGGCCTTGTAGGCGGCGATCTCTTCCGGGGTGAGGCCGCGTTCGATGGGGGTTTTGAGGGCATACTGTATAAGCAGCGGATTTCCGGCTTCTTTTCTTTTTCTGAGCCAGTTAACCCATGGTTCGGAGCTTGGGTTATTTTCATCCCAATCAGGTAATAGAGATCTGGGAACTCGGAATGGCATATAGTCACCCATCGAAAAACCAATAACCGAGGTGTTAAATAGATTAGTAGTAATAACAAAATAATTACTTAACCCGCAATACTTAATGGCGTCCCAGTCCTTTTCTCCACTGGTTCCGTTGATATAAGAATAAAATGCCAAAGTATTGTAGTTGTCATTATTCCCCCACAACCCTTTACCATCCCATTTATTTTGAGATGTGTAAACATCCTTCTCTGCTACCCGCTGCACATACTTCCCGCGCCCAAGATCGATCTCGTCGCATACCCACTGCTGGCCCTTGGCATCTGTATAGTTGCCGCCGGATGATACCGGGATCCCTGGAAGGCCGTTTGGAGTGGATAGCGTAAGGGACTGGGAGTGATCTGCACCGTCAGATACTGCCACGCCGAGGTTTCCGCTCTTCCCCGCCGTCTCCATCTCCTGCGGAGTTTCCGGGCTTGGCGTTCCCTTCTGATCCGTCCGCCCAAACACCCGCAGCCCCTTAAACGCCCGGCCCTCGGCGGCGTCCTTGATGGTGATGTCTGTGCCGGTGGTGGTAATCTTGATCCCCGGTGCCAGATCAGTTATGCCTTCTGCCAAACCAGCTATGTCGGCCTTATTCTGGTTGATCTGCTCCCGATCGGCCTCAACACCTGCCGCCGCTTCCTGCACTCGCTGTACTTGCTTATCGCCTTCCGCAGTGACTGCCTGTACTGCTGTTGTTTTGGCTGTCTCTACCGCATTTGACGCACCCTGCCCGGCTGTCTTAATAGCATCTACCTGGGCCTTGCCCGCAGCATTGACATCTGATACTGCCTGCCGGGCTGTATCTACAAAACCTGCTGCTGTCTGCTCAACTTCTGATTTGTCCGCTGCCACGGTCTCACGCATCTGCTGTACTGCCTGCCTGGCGCTTGCAACCTCCTGCCGGTCTGCCTCCGTGTCTGCGGCATACTGCCTTGCCCCATCCTCTGCCGCCTCTGCGCCCGTTGGGCCTTGTCCTGCGGCTGTCTCTGATAACTTGGCCGCCTCTGCCGACAGGGCCGCTTCTGAGGCCGCCTGCTGCACCTGAGAGAGCATACCGGCTACTGCCTGTTTGTCCTGTGCCACGGTATCAGCGTTAATCTCCGCCTGATCTGCCAACCCCTGGACGGTTTCCAGATGTTTTCCCGCCTGTGTGGCCGCCTCCCTGGCCTCACCCGCGGAGGATACTGCCTCCTTTCCCGCGTCCTCTGCCTTCTTGGCGGCCTCATTGACGGCCTCGATGGCCTGACGGAAGATCTCCCCATCTTCTGGAGCCTCAAAAGCCTCCGGCATGGGTCTTGCCCTGACCTGTATCTTGATCCGCTTGATCGTTTCACCAGATACCTGATCTGCCAGGTACACCCACGCATAGATCTGATAGTCCTTAGAGTTTCCGGCTCCTTCTAACATACTGTCCGGGATTGGAACGGTTGTTATCCCGTCTTTTGTTACACCTATACGGGTCACAGCTTCGCCGCCGGTTTCCTGTAGTGCAAAGTGGATCTCAACCGCCGCAGGAAGATTAAGACCTTGGATCCGCAGTTCCTGCCCGTAATCCCACTGCCACACGCCGTAAACCTGGGCGTAATCGTTATTCTCTGTAAATACTGCTGCAATCATCGGTTTCACCTCCCTGTTGCGACGTCGCACAACCTAAAAATGCATACAAAAAAACCACCGGCCATTACTGACTGGTGGTTTTAAATGCGTCCTTCTTTTTTTAACTGTTCTATTTCTTCTGCTGTTAACTTAAATGCTTTTATCTGTTCTTCTCTCCACGCTTTTTCACGTTCTTCTAAGTCCTTATCGTAATCTGTTTTTGTCAATCAGACCACCTCCAATTCAATGGTATTCCCTTTCCTTGATAATACTCTATAAATACATTCCTTGTCAAGCAATAGCTCTCTTTGTTTTTCAAAATGACTTAGCTTTTCAATATATGCTGCGTTAGCTCCCTTTTTCACATAAATAACAATTCTATATTTTGCATTAAATGAACGATTCTCAATAACTGACGTACTAAAAAACTGCTTCGGTCTAAATAGGCCATTTTCTGCTATACCTGAAGATGGGTCTATATCCATTCCTCTATATGCAATAACATCATACTTTAGCCTATTTTTCTTCAGTCCTCTTGATATAGCTTCGGCATATTCTTGTAATTTCGCATTTTCTGGAGCATCTCCCCGGAGCATAGCATTTAATCTCTCAAAGAAACGATTCGGCTTTTTATCCCCAGAATTATATGCATACTTCTGGATTGCTCTCTTTTCCTTATCTGTTAGCTCTTGAATCCACCCTTCTGAATCTTTTCTTAATATCTGTACTACCTGTCCTGATGGTACAGCTTTAAAATTTGCAAGTGGTCTCCTTGAACCTGCATATTTTTCACTTGTCATTCCACCAGTCTTGAATCTAACATTTCTCCACTCATTAGCTTTTATCTCATACTGCTTTTTATTTTCTCCATCCAGCGAATATTCCGCCAGCCTCCCATACTTCTCTGCTTGCCTTTCGGCATACTGCTGTTTGGCCTCCTCCTTATTGGCCAGCCCAATTGCTTCCAGCTCCTCCTTTGTCCAGGTATCGTCTGCTGTGGAAATTCCCGGAAAATAAGTGGTATGGCTATCCTTGCAGCGTGGATGGTACAGCCCCTTACTGATGGCATAACTCATCAACGGATACTTCTTTCCTGTTTCCGGGTCAATCCCATCCTCCGGGCAGCCACTCCACACATCATCGATCAGTACCTTACCCACAAAAGGCAGGCACTTTGGACAGGGGTTCCCACGCTTATTCACAATAACTGTAGAAATCCCCCACTCCTGCCGTTTTTCTCCCTCTCCTTGCAGGTATGCCCGCTTGGATGCCGTCCGGATGGCCATATCAGCATAGTCTGACAGAGTATGTCTTGCGCCGTTGGCATAAACAATACAGTTCAGGCCGCGGGAAAGCATATCCTTTGTGGCCATGTCCACTGCCTTCTCATAGGTTCCTGCACCGGTATTGGCATAAACCTGGGCATTGAAGATCGCCTTGCGGTAATCATCGTTGGCTTTACGCAGAACAGCCGCCCCCGCCGCTTCCATGTCGTGGGTAGTGGCCTCGATCAATGCCTCCAGCTTCCGGTCATTCAGCTTGAAAAATTCCGCTGTCATTGCCTCATGTGCCGGAGAACGGTTGCGTCCCTGGACCTTAAAGCCTTTTCGGATTGCCTGGAGGATCCTCTTTTCCTGCTCCATGCCCCCGGTCTGTCTGGCTCTTCGAATCAGGTCCTCAATCTCCCTGTTCAGGGTTTTAAATCTTCCCTTATACCGCTTCTGGTTCTCCCGCTTGTACTTTTCCAGAGCCTTCAGCTGCTCCGCCTGCCACATGGACCACTGGATCCCTTCCCTGGTCTCCTCTGCCCTGTGGCGGTCCATGTTGCGGATCATAGAACGGATTAGCTCATCCTCAATCGCCTCGAAGGCAGCAGCCAGATCATATTCATTCATCCTGTATTCTCCGTTTTAAGCTCTGGACAATGCGGTTACATTTCTTGCGGTTCACGCACCGGATGTTAGTGACAAATTTATGTCCTACTCTCAAATCAGAGTAATCAAGCATCTCTATTTCAGGCTCAAAATTTCCGCAGTATTCGCAAAAATCCTGTAAAAGCAAGTTAAAGCCAGGAACCTCCATGCGCTCTACCTCCCATTAACATATACCTTATACCCCGCCGTCTTGAATTGACGGGTTAGGTTCTTTAGTTGGGTTATGCTTTGGCACTTATCGCAGCGTAGCTCCGCATATCCTTTCTTTTCGATGGCATAGATGCCGAGAGGCACCTGCTCACTGGCCACTTCCAGGAGGCCCTGATACTCCTTCTGGTTCATTCGGTACACCCGGTTCATTACTTTGACCTGCATCCTGTTTCCCTCCTTCCACACTCACCTGGAAAGAACCAGCGGACTGATTGATCCCCGGTTCTTCTACCTCTGCAATCCCCTGCTCCGCTTTCAGCCGGGCTATCTCTTCCTGTTTCCAGGTCTTATCCTTACTGTCCCCGTAAAGCTCCTCCACCTGGGCCTCGACACTCATCACCGGCGCGCCAGAGCGGGCTTTTGCCAGGGTCTCCACCTGGCTCTCAAAGGATGGATTCGCGTATTCTCCAAACGGGATGTCCACCTTTACCTCCTCAATCGGCTTCTTCAGGAGGATGTTATACGCATTGATGGTAGCGCTGACCAGCTCCGGGAGGGTTTCCTGCAAGGCCTCTATGATAGCGTCCCTGGTGTACAGGGTCGTCTTTTCCTTCTCCCTCTGGGCCTCTGCATTATCCAGTTTCTTTGTATCAATCCCCAGGGTGCTGGGGCTGATGATCCCCTGGAGGCAGAGATCTAAAGCTGTCACATAGCTGGCCAGGTAGCTTTCGTGGGGGATGGAAGGCTGCTGAATTTCGATC